GATTAGATTCATCTGTAGTTTTTATTGGAATAAAAACAGATACTCTCGCATTAGGTATACCAAATCCATTGTTTGCAGTAACCCTACCTACCAACACCCCATATTCCGAACAACTTCTTGTATAGATGTTGGACTGTTGTATTTTCAACGATAAGATTTCTAAAAACTCAAATTCTTGGTCTATTTGAACATTAATATTTTTATTAACACCAAGTTCGGTTTTAATACGATATGATTCAGCCATGTAATACCTTTAATTTATAAATAGTTTATGTGTTATTTTTAAAGTATAAACACACTCTTTTTAAATTATAAACTAAACGATTTGAGAATAAACCTATTAAGAGAAGGTAACCGATTGGAAGTTTTTAACCGAAATTCTGATGTCTTTATTTGGATAACGAATTTGATAAACTTGTGACGGTTGAGCAAAAATTGTATCGTCAACAGGTGCAATTTCTTTTGTTTCGGGATTTGAATATTGCATTGACGTTTCAGCCGATGAGTATTGTCCACCAACATTATTATAAACGTTAAGGCCCGCAACAGTTAAAACACCATTTTGATTTTGAACAATACTTCTAATCTCAGATAGATAAACGTTTTGACCAAGTTGTCTTACTTGTGGATTAAAATATGTAGATATCTTATCAACAACATCAGAAATAATCTGTCCTGAATTTTGTGCAGAGTCTAACACAATTTGAACATCAACACTAAGGTCAATAACCTCAGCAGTTAATATTGAAATATAATCATTCATCATTCTATAATTAGAAAGATATGTTGCAACGTTCTGTCTTAATGTATCAGATACGATACTTGTTAACTTACCTGATGTATCGTAAGATAATAACTGAATTAAAATTTTGTTGTTGTTTTCCGTAATTGAAACTTTAGCAGGAGCTCCGAACTCTGATGGCATATTTCTAATAATTGCCTCATAGTCTTGTACTGTAACCGCTCTTTTTTGTGCCGCAAAGTTAAATGACACATAGTTTCTAATTTCTTCTAATGAAGGAATACCCGCTCCACCAATAGCCGCAGTCACGTTAGTACATCTTAATGAATTAACTACTGCAGAGTTTTGTGATTCTGAAGGACCATTAACATAAAATGAAACGGTTCCTATTTGAGTAATAACATTTGTACCTAAGTTTGTTGCCAATCCACCACCAACTCTATACTGAATGAATAATGTTGAATTGGGAATTAAGGCAGAACCTAATGAAAAGTTATTTGAATATCTTTGTAAGTCTAATGTTGTACCTAAAGTTGTAAATTGGTTTAATGCATCTTGAGCGGTGTTAGTTCCACCTCCAAAAGTTAATTTTTTAAATCCTTCAGAAGTATACTCACTAATAAATCTATTTTGAGTTTGGATATATTTTCCAACTTTAATACCTGGCTGGTCTGAAACTTTTGTAGGGTCTTCAATAAACACTCTATCTTCCGCTAATGCATCAACTTGATACCATTTATTAGACGCTCCTAAGAATTCTGCCGCTGTTGGTAAGTTTGTATACTCTGTTCCACTTTTTAATAAAACACTAGTAATACCTAATACGTTCTTTTCAGGTAAGAATAATTCAAAAAATGGTCTAACATCATTTGGACCAATAACTCTCTTGAACACTTTAGTAATACCATTAACAACAAGTTCCCTTTTTGTAATGGTATAGTTAATTAAAACGTTATTTGCGTTAAAGTTAGGTATCTTTAATCTATTAGGGAATCCTTGGGCGTTATATGGTGATGTAAAATCAATGTCATATATGTTTTCAAAAACTATTCCTGCACCTGTCACTTGGGAACCTCTTGTAAGTGTTCCTAAGTATCTTTCATCTTCTTTGTCTCCGAACGCAGGTACTGTAATTGAAAAATCAACTAAAGATACTGAAGGTCTTTGACCTGGCAATTTTAAACCATAGGTTCTTGCAATGTTGTAAATTGAAGACCTTTGTTGTGCATATTGAAGAACTGTTTCTTGAATACTTCTATCAATATGATAATGTAGGTTATCTGCAACCGCAGCATTCAAATCTAAGAATACTGAAAATACAGAAGCGTCATTAAAATCTTGAATTAATTCAGGATAATATGTTCTTACATAATTTAATAACTCAGTTCTTATTCCTTGATAGTCTCTGGTTGTGTATGATATTTTACGATTTGCCATTTATATTAAATATTAATAATAACAAAATCACTCTGCGAATAAGTGTTTTTATCTGTTGAGTAGTCTATTTTAACTTTTGCCGTGTAATCCGAGGTTCCTTTTCCTGGAAATCTATATATTGGAGATTCAGTTGTTCCTAACGTGCTTTGACCTGTTGCAATATCAACTTCCTCTTGTGGGTCTGCAGGGGTGATTGTTATATTGTTTAACAATAGATTTGGCATAAAGTTTGCCACAGCATCTCTTATGTCAGATTCAATTGCGTCGAATGTAAGTCCATCAAACGGTTCAAATACAAATTCATATAATCTTGTTCCAAAAGTAGGTAAAAAATATCTTGAACCTTTTCTTGTTAACAAAAGATGAATTAAATCTGCTTTAATTTCTTGTGCTTCAAACTGAGTAAGTTGCAAATAATCTCCCCTACTAGAATCTCTAAAAGGGAAATTAAGACCATATGTTGTACCTTGAGCCATAACTATAAATATAATGTCCTGATTTTTCCTTATAAATAGATTAAAATAAATAATCCCGATGGTGGTCGGGATTATTTAATTACTTTAAGATGAACAACCGAAACATTCAATTTCGATTCCTTCAGGTTTTGGTGGTAAATTCATATCACTATAGTCCACTTTAGGAACCTCAACATTTGTTTTAGGTTTTTGTATTTTTGATACATCAACAGCCAAGTGTTTAGCTCCTGTTGAAATCGCTTTAGTTCTAACATAATAACACAAAGTTTTCAAACCTTTCTCCCATGAGTGGAAGTGAGAAGATGTAATCTTTGACAATGTTGGATTTGCCATATAGATATTCATTGATTGTGATTGGTCAATGAACGGTGCTCTATCAGCCGCCATGTCAATTAATTCTCTTTGAGAAATCTCCCAAATAGTTTTGTACTTTGGAATTAGATGTTCAATTCTCTTAACTTTCTTGTTATAGTTTTTGTCTTCAGGGTCAAGATATTGATTGAAATTAATATTTTGAATTGAACCTTCGTTCATAATAATTTCATTTTTCAAGTCCTCACACCAAACACCAATTTTTTCAAAATCATTAATCAAATACTTGTTTACAATCATAATCTCACCACCAACAACTCTTCTGTTAAATAAAGCTGAGTGAGCTGGTTCGGTCATTTCAAATGAACCTGTAATTTTAGCTGAAGATGCAACTGGCATTTGCGCTGTAAATAATGAATTACAAACTCCATATTCTTTTACTTCTTCTTTTAACTTCTCCCAATTTAAAAATAAATCAGATTCATCTAATCCCCACATATCAAATTGGAAAATACCTTTTGACATTGGTGACCCTTTAAAGAACTTATATGGTTCTCTAATACCTTTCTTACACAAGTCATTACTTTCAGTAATTGCCGCAAAATAGATAGCTTCAAATATATTCTTGTTTAAAGACTTAGCTTCTTCAGATGTGAAAATATAATCCATTAAATAGAATACATCCGCTAATCCTTGAGTTCCAATTGCAATTGCTCTTTGTTCAAGACCTCCTTTTAAACCTTTTTGAGTTGAGTAGTTATTCTTGTCAATAACATTATTTAAAGCTCTTACAGCTTTTCTAACTTCCTCAATTAATAATTTATAATCAAACTTACCATCAATAATAAAGTTTTTTAATACTATAGAAGATAACGTACAGATTGCTGTTGTCTCTTCATCAGTATATTGATAAATCTCATTACATAAGTTTGATTGTTTAATCACCCCTATGTTTTGGTGGTTAGTTTTCTTATTGGCACTATCTTTAGCACATAAATAAGGAACTCCTGTTTCTACTTGAGATTCAATAATTTTTGACCAAATCTCTTGAGCTTTAACTTTTCTACCAATACCTAAATCAATCGCCTTTTGATAGTTTTTCTCATACTCATCACCAAAACATTCTTGTAATGGTTTGATACCAGCTTTAATAATTTCGTTAGGACAGAATAAGTACCAATCTTGATTGTCTTTAACTGCTCTCATAAAGTTATCAGGAATCCATAATGCGGTGAATAAATCTCTCGCTCTTAATTCCTCAGCACCTGTGTTCTTTTTAATTTCTAACAAGTCCATGATATCTCTGTGCCATGGTTCTAAATAGATAGCAGCACTACCAGGTCTTCTTCCTTGTTGGTTAAAGAATCTTAAGGACTCGTTAACTATTTTTAAGTACTTCAACAATCCACCAGCAAATCCTCCTGATGATTTAATTCTACTTTCTTTACTTCTAATGTTAGACATTGATAGTCCAATACCCGCAGCGTCTGAAGAATAAGTTGAGATGTCATTCAAAGTTTTCAATAACCCTTCTCTCGAGTCAGAGTTGTTATAATGTAACACACAAGACGCTAATTGAGGTACTCTTGTACCTGCATTAATCATGATAGGTGTTGCCTTTGATATACGTTGGTTTGATAATGAATTATAATATTCTACAGCCTCTTCAAACGTGTTAGTCACCCATAGAGCGACTCTCATATACATGTGTTGCGGTCTTTCAATAACTTTACCTTCAGGTGTCTTTAACAAATACATTTCTTGTAATGACCTCCAAGCGAAATAATCGAAATTATAATCATTTTCATGATTAATTACCTCATCAATTTTATTCGGACCGTATTTTTCAATAATTGACATTAGTTCATCATGTACAATACCATCAACGTGTAATGTATGCATTGTATTTGAGAAACTTGGGTCAGTTTCTTTGTGATAAGAAGAAATCGCAACTGAAGATGCAAGTCTTGAGTAGTCATGGTGACTACCTGTGTAAGCCGCAGCAATTTCATATACGAGCTTATCTAATTCTTTAGTTGTTATAATACCTTCCGTTGGGACTGAGGTAATAACTTTAATAAAGATTTCGTCCGAATTTACATTCAAACCTTTAGCAGCTCTTTTAATTCTGTTATATATTTTTTGTGGATTAAAGGACGCGTCTTCCCCGTCTCTTTTTTTAATTTTTAGTGACATCATAGATTTAAAAATAGTAAATTAGAAATCAGAATCAAATGATAATGTTTCGTTTAGTTTTGCTTTTTGGTACTCCATCGTTCTTGACTCAAAGAAGTTACCCTTTGTTTCAACTGCGATTTGTTCCATAAACTTAAATGGTTGTTCAACGTTAAATTCTTTTTTACAACCAAATTTAACTAATAACCCATCGGTTACAAATTCAAGGTATTGTTTCATTAAATTTGAGTTCATACCGATTAGGGAAACAGGTAAAGATTCTGTGATAAATTCTTTTTCAATTTCAAGTGCAGATAATAAGATTTCTCTAATTCTTTTTTCAGTTGGTTTGTTTTCTAAGTGATTGTTTACCAAATGGATTGCAAAGTCACAATGTAAGTTTTCATCTTTAAAAATTAAAGTATTTGCATTACATAGTCCTTGCATGATTCCTCTTGATTTCAACCAAAAGATTGAACAAAATGACCCTGAGAAGAATATTCCTTCAACCGCAGCAAAAGCCACAAGTCTGTCTTGGAAAGATGCGTTATCAATCCAATCAAGAGCCCATTTTGCTTTCTTTTGTACTGCAGGTAGGTTATCTAAGGCAGTGAAACATAAGTGTTTCTCTTCTTCGTTTGAGATGTACGTGTCAATTAATAAAGAATACATCAAACTATGAATATTCTCCATCATCAATTGGAACCCGTAGAAGAACTTAGCTTCAGGGTATTGTACTTCTCTATAGAAGTTTTCGGCGAGATTTTCGTTAACAATACCATCCGATGCCGCAAAGAATGATAATATATTTTTAACGAAATATTGTTCGTTTTCAGTAAGATTATTCCAATCTCTGATATCGTTTGTTAAGTCAACTTCTTCCGCTGTCCATAATGCCGCTTGGTGGTTCTTATAGAACTCCCAAATATCGTCGTGTTGAATTGGAAATATGACGAATCTGTTAGGATTCTCTACTAAAATTTTCTCCATAATTAATTGTATTTTTTTTGTATTAAGATTGTTGTTTCTGTTGTTCTTCTTTTTGTTTTCTTTTCTCCATTAACTCTTTTACTCTATCTCTTTTTCTTTCTTCTTGTTGTTCTTCAAAACCTAAGAATGTAACTGAACTTTCAGTATCGATTTCAAGTAACTCATTGTTAAATTTACAATTCTCAAAAACTACTCCGTCTTTACCTAGACGAGATTTTGTTATTGCAATAGTTGCGAGGTTCATTTCTTTTTGTTGGAGGGTCTTAGCTACAGAGATGATTACGTGACCAACTTGAGCCTTTTTAATTGACCCACCCATTTGGTCTGTCGTTACTACTTCAGCTGAAATTGAAGACCTATTACCTTGTGTGGCGGTCCATCCGACTAAGTCTAGCTCATGACACATTGCTTCAAATCCTCTCATTACAGAACCTTCAGCTTTCCACTCATCTTTACTTGTTGATTCAGGTAATATACAATCGATATAATCTAACATGATTAAATCAATTTTGTTTCCGTCTGCAATCATTTTTCTTACTTGACCTTTGATTTGATTCATAGTCATAGTATCAGATGCCAACTTTTTAAGAACCAATTTGTTTTTCATAGTCTCTTGAATCTCAGTGACCTTTGACATTACCTCATCTCTATTTTTCACCAAATTGTCTGGTTCAATTCCTGTCCAAAGTGTGAAGTGTTTTCTCTGAATAATCTTAGGGTTATCCTCAAAAAATACTTGAAGGACATTGTATCCTAAGTTAAATGCAGTGTTTGCAATCTTGGTTAAGATAGTAGTTTTACCAACACCAGTTGGTGCAAGGATTACACCTATCTCACCCTTAGCTAAACCACCTTTAAGTAGTCTGTCAATTCCCGCAATCCCCATTGGAATTGGATGTCTATAATCTTCTTCTAATACGGTATCCAAGTTATCAAAAATATCCGTTTGTCCTTTGTCAATTTCACCAACTTGTAACGCGTTTCTCACTAATCCCTCAACTTTATCATAAGACTCAAAATCACCCTCAGTAATAATCTTCTGAGCCTTGTCCATAGCCTTTTGAAGTTCTTGTTGTTTACAGAACTTTAAAGCCTTTTCCTGAACAAATACAGTTCCTTCAAAAGGCGCGTCTTTTACCTGTTTCAAGGTATCTAAGACCACTTTTGCAACAATTTCTTGTGTAATTTCTGATTTAACAATTTGGTCAAGAGTTTCAAAATTAGGAGTTGATTCATACTTTACATAGTATTCTTTTATCATCTGCAAGATGATTTTAAAGTACTTGTTGTCAAAGTACGATGACTCAATCACGTCCATAATAGACGATGAAAAGTCTTTGTCTACAACTATCTGATTCAGTAGTTGTATCTGAAATGTATTACCTAAATAATCGAAATTTTTGTTCATATATTGTTTTAAAATTATCCCTCGTATTAATTAAATAGTTACTTGCTAAGGTCAAATTCCAAATATTCGTAAGTTAATTTGTTGTTTGAAAAAATGTCAGTTAACTCGCGAAGAACCTCTTTTAAAAATGGTCTTACGTCCACTGTATAACGAACTTTTGGTGGATAAAATTTTCCGTCAAAAACTCTATGACAAATTGTCTGTTCTCCAACTTTAACATAAATGTTAAAAATTTCAGGACCATCCGTATAAGATGTGTTCATAATTGATGGGTCATGCTCAATTGCATCTCTGTTGTCCATCATGTAAATTACTGTCTTCATTTTCAAGGCATATTGTAATTCATTTTTCAAACTCAGGATGAATTCATATAACTCCATCGAGTTTTTCGCTTTCGGGGTATACCCTCTAACGTTGAAGAATCTTTGAACTACAATGTTGTCATTCAATGTCAAAAGGAATTCCATTTTTGTGCTGTCTTGCTCTCTCATGTTTTAATTTTTGTTTGTATTACGTTTTTCTTTTCGTGTTAATTTCATAAATGGTTTGAGGAAATTTACCCAAGCCTCGTCGTTCTTGGGGAGGTACTTAAAGAGGCCATCCTCCATCATCATTCTCATTAAGTTTTTGTATCCTCTATCTGTGGGGTCAATTGTATCGGTGTGTATTTGTTTTACGAGTTCTTTACCTTCATCGGTAATAAGTGGGTTCTCAAGGTCTACAATCTTTTTATTTGTATTATAGAACTCCTCACCAAGTATACCATTTTTTGTCTTACCAGTCAAAATATTCTCAAGAGCTTTTGGTTTTTTCTTTTGCTCGTTATTTCGTGCAATATAGAGTAATTCTTCCATAGTACAGGGTTTTTCATGTAATTCAGGAAAGAACTTTAATAAAGTCTTTTCCCCCAACCCTTCAATACCATCGATATTGTCGGACTTGTCTCCTGTGAAAATTTTGGTAACTAAAACATTATAATGTGGTATGTCAACCTTATTGATAGTTATCATATCTCCGTTCTTAAAATATTGTTTTGAGATTGGAGAATATATGGTAACTCTTTCTGATATGAGTTGTGTTAAGTCTTTATCTGCAGAGAAGATAATGATATCCTCCTCATTTGATACTTTACAGTAGTAAGCTATCAGGTCATCAGCCTCGTTGTTTATCATTTCAACTTGGCGTACGAATATCTCCTCGAGGTATTGTTTAACTCGAGATTTTTGTTGAAGGTATGACTCGTACTTATACTCGTTCATGTCCCTTTTTCTATTCGCCTTGTATTGTGGATAAATCGTTTTCCTAATAGATGAGTTCGAGTCTCCGTCCCAAAAGACAACAACTTTATCCAAGTTATGTTCTTCAAGAAACTTTTTTATGATGTTAATGAAGTGGTAGATGCCACCTAAGTGGTCACCCCCATCATACATCCCTCTAACTCCGTGAAATCCAATTTTAAACAGATTGTCTCCGTCTACTAATAATGTCTTAATCACATCCGTGATTTAAATTGTGAAACAATATATACTAATCTTCTTTTTCTTCTTTCAAATCAAAATCGCCATCGGTTCCAATGATATCTTTCCAATAGTCTGCGTATTCTTTTTTGTATTTTTCAATTGAAGTTTTCTCTTCCGCAGCTTCTTTACCTGCAATGAATCCGTGTGGTGTAACAATAATCTTTCCATCTTCATAACCCAATCCATTGATGTGGTTCTTCATTACAGAAACTTTTGTTCTTGATGCAAACTTAATAGTTCTCTTATCTTTTGTTGCGGTAATTTTAGTTGTACCCGCACCTTTTTGGTTTCCGAATAAGAACACTAATGATGAGTTTAACCAAATGGCCTCACCACCTTTAGCTTTAATCTTTGGTTGTCCAAATGGATTGTCAGGTAATTCTACCCATGGTTGGTTAACAATAACCAGAGTGTTTTCATACTTTGAATCTGATTTACGAGACCCTGAAATTCTTTGGTTAATACCCATACCAATCTTGTCGGCTAAAGTACTTGCATTGTGTTGTTTACCACCTTTACCTTCGAATGTCATCTTACATGGTACAGAACCAACTGAGTCCCATAAGAATAACAAACTGTAGTCAAGGTTACCTTTCTCTTGTTCGTCTAACAAGTTGTTGATGTAGTCGGTGATTTGTTCGATGTAGTTGAAGTTATTGTTGAAGATGTAAAAACCATCCCAATCTAACTCACCCGTTTCTTCATCAACTACTTCATTACAATCAAACCCCATTAATTTGGCGTGTTCAAATGACCATTTTTGTTCTGTAATAATAAACACAGGAAGAATACCTTTCTTTTGAGCATCAACCGCAGTCTTTACAAGTGCTGTTGTCTTACCTGTATCTGAGTGACCAAGTAACATATTCAAGTGTCCTACAGCAGGACCTGGTAAACCAACTGCATCTAAGAAATCAGGACCTAAGTCAAAAAACCTTTGAGGTTTATATTTTGCTGAAGTCGAGAATTTGTCTTTGATAGACTTAAAATCATTTTTCTTAATTGCCATTTTCTATTCTTTTAATATTCGGTAATTTATTTGCCTTTGTTTTATTATAGAAAAAATTATCTTCTTCATATAAAACTCCTATCTCCTCTTCGTGAAAAGTTATTAATCTTAGATTTAATTCTCCTTCTTCACTTTCTTCTTTTAACATACCAAACAAAACAGTATCACCGATTTGCTTACCTCTACCTGAGAAGTATCCTTTGTCTTTTAGTTGACTCAAGATTTCATAGGACAACATTTTATTGTCTTTTAACTGTAAGTCAATTTCTTCTTTAAACGTCATGTTATAAAAAAATTAAAGGGTGGGGGATTCCCACCCTTGTTATAAATTAGAACGGTAAATCTCCGTCTGGTTCGTCATCCGATTGTGGGTCTAAAGTTACAGCTGGTGTAGATTTAGAAGTTCCACCACCAAAAGACTCGGTAGCCACTGAATTACTTTCGTAAACATATCCACCCTTTTCAGTATCCCATTTTGGAGTCTCTCCACGAGCAATCGCTTCAAGGTAGTCAATAGGTTTTTTAGAATAAACATCTAACCAAGTTAACTCATTATTAATCCATGCACTTGCTTGTGCCGCGTCTGTATGAACAGGAGCTGGGTCGTCGTACATAATTGTAGATACAGTTGTGTACTCCTTACCTTTTGGAGTTTTAGCTTTAGATAACTCAATGATTAAGTCACGGCCTTTTTCAGCGTCAGTGATATCACCTTTGTTTCTCCAAATTGGAATGATTTTATCTAAGATACCATCATTCTTGTAATTGTGTTTGAATCTCCAAAATTTTGGACCATCTTCTTCGTGGTCTCTGTCGATAACCTTAACGATATAAAATTTACGAGAACGGTATTGAGCTGCTAACAATTTGTCAGACTCTTTACCTGTTGCAATTAACTCTTCGTAAACCTCGTTTAAAGGTGAACGTTCGTTATCGTTCTTACCTGGGTCGTAGAACTTTTGCCATTGGCCACCTACTTGGATTTCGTGGTACCATGCTTCTTTGAATGGTGAAGAACCATCTGTGGTAGGAAGAATTCTTACTCTTCTCTGACCTGACTTCTCTTTATCCCCAAGGATTAAAGCGAAATACCTTTTCATTCTTTCGTCTTGCGACATTTTACTTTGGGCCCCGCCCGATGCATTTTGTGTTTTTTCGTACTGTGCCAATACGGCGTCTAATGAACTCATGTTTTTTAAGTTTTAAATTATTAAATGTGTTATACAATTATAGGTGAGTCTATGTATTTTGTCAAATAAAAAAGGTGTCTTTCGACACCTTTAAATTATTTAAATGAAGTTTTGTATGTGTCCGTTTCGGGAGCTCCTCCAGGTTGAAATGAATTTTTAATGTCTGCTACGTTAATGTCTTTGACCTCGTCAGCAGTTAAAATGTAATCATTTTTTCCTGTCTTTTCCATTTCTTCTGATTTATCATCAAAAAATTGTGAAAGTTTTTGGTTGAATGGATATGAATCGTAAGTTCTTAATTCTAATTTTTCTTGTGGAGTTTTTTCTCTGTATTTTTCAATTTTAGCTTCAAGTGAATTTAATTTATTCATGATGTTATCCATCTCTCCAAGTCTTGATTGTAAATCATTTAATTGTCCAAATAGATTGTTAAAATATTCTTCTTGTTTTGTTTCAATGCTTTTTTGTGAGTCTACTAAATCTGTAATATCAAGTTCTTCAGATTCACCTTCTCCTTCATTGCTTTTTTCTTCAGACTCTCCGTCATCATTAAGTTTCTCAACGTCAGGGTCGTTTTCAACGTCTAAAGGTTCTCCACCTGCTGGTGCTGGGGCTGGAGGTGGTACCGCACCTGCATCTGCTGGAGGTGGTGGAGCTCCTGCTCCTACGTCTCCTGGTAATGGTGCTAATGGACCTAAATCTTGTTCAGGTGCCGCAACGTCAGCCGCTTGTTCCATGATGTATTGATTGATACTTCTGTATCTATCAATTTCACTTAATATTTTTTTATCTAAACTCATTTGTTTTATCCGTTTAATAGTTGTTTTATTCCTCTTGATGTTTCTACTCTAACTTTTCTGTTAGCGTTAACTTGATGACCTGCTCTTTCAATTAGCCCGTCTCTTTCTCTAACGGTGTAACAATCCCCTGTGTCTAAATCACATACTTGTTTTGTTCCGTCTCCGTTATCTTCTTCAGAATATCTTGTTGATTTTCCTAAGTAGTTGTCTAATGCTGTTTTTATGTTCATAAGAATCTTTCTATATAAATATGTTGTTATGCTATAAAGTGAAAATTGGGCTATATACCGTTTGTGTTAACACTTGACCGCCTATTGGTCCAGTATAACCATAAGGTCGATAGTCTACTCTTAGTTTAAAACTTCCTAAACTGTTTACCGTTACTAGATTGGTATATTTGGTGTCATCGCCTCCACTTGAACTATATGAAACTAAATCATTATTCAAATCAACAACATATTTGCTACCATAATTAGCAGTACTAAATTCAGGTGCGTCAAACTTAAATGTTATGTAACCACCCGCTGGCTTTTTAACGTTGAAATATTGCCATCCATCGCCTTGTAATGAATCATACTCTCCAACTTTAATTATTGAAATTGCTTTTTGAGCAAATGTTCTTCCTGTTGTTGTCCCTGTTGTTGACGATGTAACAGTATTTGAAATTGCATCTCCAACATTTCTATCTGTTAAGAATAAGTTGAAATTATATGTTTGAATAACATCCTGAGGATTTTTGACATTATCTGTAGGCCTCACATAAAGTTCAATGCTTGCGTAAATCTTAGAATTTTCTAATTCTTCATCGTCAAGACTTTGTCTAAATTCATCCAACATTTGAGCTCTATTAATTGAGAACTGTTGTTGGTCAGCAGAAACATATCCTAACAATCTACTTCCACTTGCAGTTGTAATTGTTTGACCTTTATATTTTCCATCAGGGCCAGGTGTAATTTGAATAACTTTATAATTGAAGTTTGGTTGCGTATCGATTTTCCAAGCTCCTGCATCAGGTCCGACTTGTACCGTTAATTGTGTATTACTTCCAATTAAATCTTTTGTATCCGTCACCGCACTAAGAACGATAGGCCCTGTATTTTGTGGGTTAAGATTAGATGACACAAGTTTTGTGTCAGTAATTCCTGTTGTTGCAGAATATGGTGGTATTTTATTTGCCGCCGCTGGATTCGTATATGAACCTGGCGATGATGATGTAACACCACTTAAGGCTGGATTATAATTAAACAATACTGCTCCTGTAAATGTTCCATGGTTAGTTTTAACTTCAATTTTACCTGAAGCCGCAACAGTTCCTGTGGCAATCTGAGGTACAACAAATCTTAATGTTTCATCATTATAGATTGTTACATCTTTAAACGGAACAACTTTATTCATAAGTTTAAGTTCTTTAGTTGTTGATAGATATCTACCATTAACTTGAACAATTGTTCCTGTATATCCTGATAACGGAGCAAATGATGTAAATACTGGCGGAGGACATAAATTGGTTGAGGTAGCACCCGAAGCCGATACAAGTGGAGTGACTGTCGTAGTCCCTAATGATGATGTTGTAGTTGCTGTTATTGTTAACGCGGCTTTTATTTTATTAATATTTTGTTGGATGGTAGATTTTAAATCTTTAGAAGCATTTAAACTTGACAACCCAACATTGACTGCAGAATCTAAAGCCTTATATAAGGTATCCGTTGTTGGTTTAAATTCAGCAGTATTTGCGTCGTAATACTCAGGACTAACATTAGAACCTGGCCAATCACAAATATAATATTTTGCCAATCCTCCTGTTAAAATTCTTGGAATATTTGGTTCAATTCTAGCTCCCATAAATCTAACATATGAGTCAAGAGTGTCAAAATGTGTCACAGGGTGTGATATGTTTGTTGACGCATTACTTTTAGACTTAACACAACTATATACCGTCGATAATTGAGTTGTTTGAGACCCCCAATCAACATCTAAAGAAATCATACCTAAGTTATTATTCCATCCGTTAAACGCTCCATTTTTGCTACTTGAGTTTTGTTGGAAAGTTTTAAGATACGACATACAATATACAATTGTTTGAAGACTTTCATTATTTGGAAATACTCTTTTTAAAGTATCTGCCAATGTTTTCTCATTTATTGGAATTAAATCACCTTTAACAGAAACATATTTACCAGGTGTATTAACAGGGTTATATACTTTAAGAACATTACCTTCACAAGAATTAGTAGTGTCTAAAGTGTTATCCGCCTTTTGAGAAATTTGTTTTGCTTTAATAGCATTTGTTGTTCCAGATACCGTAACACTATCTTTATTAATTTTAAGAAGCTCTTCTAACTTAGTAATAAGATTTTGGTTAATACTCTGTAAGAAAGTATCAATTGCAGGTAAGTCATAAATACCCTGTCTAACCCCTGTAAATGTTGTTTGAAAATTACCAGGTTGTATAGTATGTTGTACATCTTGAATCATATACGGACCATTAAACATTGGAACGTGTCTTAAGTTAAAATACATTGTTGGTTGTAATAAGGCATTACCTAAACAAACAACACTACATTTATAACTTCTTTGTTTATAAAGATTATATAAACTTACGTTTTGTGTTGCGGTTTGTCTACCTGACGATTGGTCAACCATATTCAATTGAGTATTAATTGATTCTGATGTTGCGCTACCATTGTCTTGACTAACACTAAACGAATAGAATATATTTTGATTTCTAATACCAATATCCACGTTGAATCCAACGCATTTATTTGATACCGCCCAATCTTTTTTACCTTTTTGGTCTTCAATTAATGGGTTTTCAGAAGCTCTTCTCATTTCAAACGCATCATCTCTAAACTTGAAGTTTCCTTTAGGTAGGTCTAAATATTGTGAAGGTTTACCTGCATAAAAACAAACCATTTTTGGGCCTGATTTTCTATAATCAACATCCAAATATGTACCCCACATACTATTAGCAAAATCTAACGAACCTTCAGCCTTTGGAATTGTGGTTCCGTCAACATCTTGTACGTTGTAAAAATTAACATATGCTGGCAGGTTCATAACATTAAAGTTATTCTTAATAAGAATACCGCTAATAAAAGTATAAACACTCATGGCTTGGTTAAGAGAGTATTCTCCATTACCTTTACCTCCTCCAAACATATATTTTAAATCAAAGATATCTAATAAGATTGTATCTCCAATATTTCTTGAGGCTCTATCTAAAAACATAATATCCTCAAATAGTGTTTTAGTTTTGTAATCACCTCCAGAAATCCATTTATCGTTTAACGCTTTAAACACTTCATAGTTCTCAACTTTACTTTGTTCTCCACTAATAACACTTTGTACCGTACTAGAAGGAATTTGTTGTTGATTTGGTAGAGCGGCTCTAACACCTGATAATACTCCATTTAAGAAATTATTTTGTAAATCTGTTTCTAAACCAAGATATTGAGTAAGGTTATTTTTAAATTGTACAACAGTCATTGTTGGACTCTTTAACTTTTGAGTTGCAAACATTTTAATCAATGGTGTCAATAATACCACGTTTTGAGCAGTGAACTCAATGTTATTATCAATAAAGAAATCCGTAATATATGAACCATTAGATGTATAGGTAACTCCACTAATTGTGGAGAATCCAACATTAGTTTCAAGTGCGTTCCAAGCTGTAGGATTTAATAATTTAGATTGAGTTAGTGTTAACGTTCCCCCGTTAATTGGTAAAGTTCCTTTAACGTAAGGATTAAATGTTATTGGGTCAACAACTAATTGTTGTCCGTTATATGACAGGTAGGAATTAAAAATTCTGTAATCATAATTAGATGGATTACCATACCTAAAAATAATATCGTATTCCATAAACGCTCTAACTCCATTTTGAAATACGTCATATTGTGATTGGATTGTCCCATTAAAATAATCAGTATCTGTTTGTCCTTTAGATTGAGCAGGTACCATCATTAATGTTTTAAATAACGATTGAAAGTTTTTGTAATTGGCATTTATATTAACGGGACTTTGTCCAAAAGTAACAGTATAGTCACTAACATCCGTGTTACTCATAGACTTTGAGAAATTTAAAAACTCTTGTTCAAAAGTATCTAAAATTCTTTTTTCAAAAACCGAAAATACTTCTTCAATTTTTGAATATGAATTTGTACTTAAAAAATGAACAGGTGTTTGAGTGTTTCCTGTATTAATAAAATTAAGATATGAATCAGGATTTGGGTATGCTATTTGATTATTATCGTAATATCCAAAATTTGGGGCTGACCATAAACATCTAACTGAACCATTATATACACTATTATTTGATGTTAAATTTACTTTGGTTCCAACAGAAGTTGTAACACCTGTTATACATGCTCCTACTGTTTGGTTTAATGGTGTACCAAAAGATGGTATAACAAAATATTGTTCTCCCTTTGTATTATCTTTAGGGTCACAATCTACAGATATTTCAGGTGTTAAATCAGGTACTAAAACAGACCATGTAATTAATCTTAAATTTTTAGTTCCTTGGGTAGCATTATTAATGTTTGAATCCAAAAAGTTATACATTTTTAATCCACCATTAACACTTTCTTGTATCTCTTGATTAGTATATCCACTATACAAATTATACCCATTATAAAAAATATTAAAATCATTAACTAACTTAGGATAGAATCCAACTTGCATATTTGCATCAGTCGTTGTTTCATCTTGTAATACAACAGTTCTATCAACACCACTATATTTGAATACATACGGTTTTGTAGTACTCCCTGAAATTGGGTCGTAGTTTAAACTATAGTCAAAGTTTTTCCAAACATCTGTTAAGATATCAACACCAGTATCTTTATATTTTTTATATCTATGCCAAACGGAACCATACTTTATCATCCAAGCGTATGGTATTTTATGTATTGCGCCAAATTTATTAAAACACGAAGCAATATAATCTAAATCAGTTATTTTTGGACCGTCAGTTGTTATTGTACCGTCAGTTGTTGTTTTATATTTTTCTCTTAAACTCGCTAATGGTAATGAATTAAGAAAAAGATACGCCGCTTGAACATAAGGGTATTGGTCGTTAGTTTTTGAATTGGCAACCCCGTTTTGAATTGCATTAACAAAGTATGGTGTATTCAACATTGATGTTGTTGTTCTCGGTCCTAAAAACCCTGTTGGTGTTGTATAGTCACAATAACCCTCAGTTGCAATAAAATTATTAGGTGTCCTTGTTGTATAAAATGATGATAACCCTGGTATTGCACCTGGATAAATTCCTGAAGCTATAGCAACTAAAGTTGGGTTTTGTCTTAACAAATAAGAAAAGTTAGTTACAGGTCTATTTGTTTTATAGTCATTTACGTCACTAAAGTTTGAGATAATCTTTCTTGGTTCAAAAACTTTTAATGTTTTTTTAGTATCATAAACTTGAGTACCAAAAGATGTCGAACTTTGATTTAAATTATTTAAACACCATGATGAGTCAGTAAATGGTAAGGTATCAACAACCATAGGTTCGTTAGACGCGTTCGCAATTAATTTTGCAAGAGCTTCGGACTTGGTACTAAGTTGTGGTATTTTACCTAAGTCATTAATACTTAATACACTATACGAATTATTAGTGATAGATTTAATATATGGTGTTACAAAGAAATCTCTAATATGGTCTTGATATGCTCTACCTGTACCCATATTTGATATGGTACTCAAAAATTGTTCGTAGTTAGATGCGTTTAACCCATAATTTTTTAATTTGAACGTAATATATGGTGAACTCACCCCTAAACTTGTTGTAATATTGCTAACCTCAGTTTCAATATTAAGTTTAAGTAAGTCATTAATTTGACCTAAGTTAGCCCTAACTAATCCTGAATAATGTGAAGTTAAAAATTGTCTCTCCCATATTTCATAATAAAATTTAATTTCTTCTTTATTCTCATAGGCAATTCCTAATGACGGAAATTCAATTGGGTTAATATTAATAATATTTGTATCTCTTTGATTTGCCAATGGAGGGGCGGCAGTAGGGTTTTGAAACTTCATTGTAAGTCCTTTCATATACTCTTCCACAAATTGTACCTCAGGCCATTTAGAATAATCGCCTCCTTTTGTTCTATCAATAACTGTTGGGTCCGCAATATACTTTAATTGGAACCTACCCTTTTTGTCTTCGGGTGTTTCTACAAAAAATTGTGGCCAAGGATATACAGGAATTTGTGCATTCTCAGCTGCGGTATTACCTAATAAAGAACCTTGTGTTTGTTTCACATGGTCTCTAGTTTCAGAACTTGGTGCTGAAGCATCATTATCTAAAATTGCAGCTTTTCTAACAGGGTCGTATTTTACATTCCAAGCCTTAGTATGAACATCATCCATTAATCTAATAAAACCTTCAGCTGACGCCATGACAACCGCAATCATATTTCTAACCGTAGGCTTAAACCCAAGTCCAGTATCTTTATCTTCAATCTTTCTTAATAAAGCCTCGGTTATTATTGACTCATATTCTGATAATTTTTTATTTGCCGTTGTTTCTAAAGATGATATTGTTGCATCAAATTTACCCTCTCCTTCAAACACAAACCATTTTTCTTTTGATAAAGTATAACTATTTCTTCCATTAACATCCGTTACTTCAATATTATTAACGATTCCAATAAATTTAGATTGAACCGATTCTATTGATTCACGAGTTGGTGTTATAATCCCTGTCTGAGCTCTTGTAGTCTCAACCCAATCAATTTGAGAGTCACTTGGAGCTTCAATTACAATCATGTCCAATTTAATTGGATTTGGGATTGGGGATGCTCCTTTAGCTCCAAGGGTTGTATTCCCAGCAAGTGCATCATTAAATTTTTTGATGTTACTATCTAATAATGATAGTGCCTCTGTCTTAGTAGTTTCATTTGTGGTATTAAAAACATAAACTTTTTTATTATCCTTTAAATAAATTGGTTTTGGGTTCAAATATGTATTAAACCATGAACTATTTGAATTTCTAATATTTGTAAAATATTGGGTTAAAATATCCTTATAATTTCTAATATTAGTTAAAGGTTCAACATCAGCTTTAGGAAAAGAATTTGTAATGTTTTGTTCAAATGTATCCAATTTTGCCATTAATTGAATTAGCGTAAGCTCGGGTAAGTCTTTAGGTATTAAACCTTTGGCTTTGTATTCACTATAAACTTCAACAATTTTTTGATATCCAATTTCTGTAACTAATTCAGTAACAACAGCGTCACTACTATTACTACTATTAGCTCCAATTGCAGCTTGTACTTTTGATTGAGACTCATTTGATTTATTTGACGCTTGAGGTGTTACTGGTGTTTGTGAAAAATTAAACCTTTGAGAATACATGTGTGGTGTTGCTAATAAGTGTCCCATAGCAATCTCATTCAATATGTTAAATTTATAACCTTTGAATGTTAAACTGATTTGATAGTTTCCACTAAATGAGTTGAACGCAGCATGAAATTTTTCTAAATTAAGTTGGTATCTTACCGCTTGTCCGTAAAACCCTTTAAGAGTTAAGTAAAATGGTGGATAAGGTAAATTAAAAAAGGCTGAGTATGGTGAATTGTTTCCTAATTGAAACAATGCTTTACCCTGAACATCTTCCAATTGCATTGTTACCGATGGTATAAACGAACTATTGGTTGTAATATTAATACTTGTAATACCTAATAATCCGTTATCAATTACATTCGTCTCATTGGCAACACTATTTGTAAAAAACGGTTTTGCTCCTCCACTAGGTTGTTGCCCTATTTGAGCAGGTTGATTAGTTCCATCAAATTTAGTAGTATTTTGTCCCGTTAATTCATCATAATATCCTGTCCCTAAATAATTATTTTTACTTGGTTTAAGAAAATTAAGTTTTGCAACAGAAATTGTTCTTATTCCACTATCTTCAGGGCTAATACCAACCGCTAATTTTGTTCTTGGTAAAACATCGGCCTCTAAATTAGCATACATAACTAAGTTTTCATGGTCAACTAATCTTTCTTGAATTTTTCCATTACTAATTGTTTTGTTTGGGTCGACTAAAATGAGGTTATTATAGTCAAACTCAACATATATGTCTCCACTCTTGTCTGGTGATAAGTTACCTGCCATAATAATAAAAATGATTTTCTAACGCCGCTTTATAGTCCTGTAAAGATGGTAGTAATGGGAAAGGAATAGTCAACACCGCTCCATCATATATATTGTTTTCAAGTCCTCCAAATTGTGGATTTGCTTGAAGTATTAACCACCCAAATACAGGTGAGCTATAATATTCTTGTGATACCTTATCTAATCTACTTTGAGCAACTTTATATATGTAAGATACATCGGTTGCCTTTTGAGGCATATAAACATACGGGACAACTGTTTGCTCTCCATTAATTAAAAAATCACTATATCTATTCCAATATTGAAATGCCATTAGTTTAATTTTGCTTTAGATATGTATGCACCTGTTGAATTTCCATTAGTATCATTCCAAGTGTTGTTATTTGTGTTTTGATTTGTTGTTGCACCCAATCCTTTAATCATATTTTGTTGTGATGTTTTAACTTGAGCAACAGCCGCGTTTTCAATAGTGTACGTAAAGACTCTGTCTTTTTTATCAAACGGTGTATATACCAAGAAGTTTTTTAACTTTGTTTTTTCCATATTTTCAATAAACGCCTTAGTAATGTTGTTTTCACTCAAAAATACAGGCTTAGCAGTTTGTTGCCAATAGGCATCAAATACCGCCTCAATATTATCAGCTCCTTTTCCAATGATAGATGCATTACCAATGATATTACCAATTAAAGCTTTTTTAAATGTTTCATACTTTTTTTCATCAAGAACATCTTCAGACATAATCATATATTCTCTTCTAAATGGATAATTTTCAACATTATTACTAAATGATGGATTTGTACTAAAAGGTAAAAAAACTTGTTCAACCGTAACCTCTTTAGACACTCCATCATTTGTTTGGAAAACTAATTTACCTTCATATTCAGTTGCATTATAAGTAAATTTTGTATTTGACCATATTGCCTCATTAAACTCTGCAATATTTTTTTGTATCTTTTGAACGTCTTGTACTAATTCTTGTAATGTATTTGTTGCCGTAGAACTTGTTGAAGCTGAAGAAGTTCCAAGTGTTACATATACTTTAGCATTACCTGTTTTACCTTGTAATCCATCTGTACCTGTGTTAGGCGTACCAGGGAATGTTATAAGATTAACTCTCCCTAAACGTTGAATGTACTTTTGTTCTTCGGTTGTAAGGTCCTGTATTATTTTTGATACTGCGTTTTGGAAAGAACTTCTTTTATTTTTAACAAAATTAAAATAGTTCTCTTGAACGGTTCCTGTTAACCTTGGTGAGAAATCTCTAACCTTTGCTGCGATGAATTGTAAAAATGGCTCGTTACCATTTTTAATATTTTTTTCAAACGTACCAAAAATTTCATCAAATCTTTTTTCAACATTAGCTGGTTTACCAAATAACGATACTGTTGATGCACTCACACTAAGATTTCCTTGAGTGTAGGAACGTTGCAACATCCATTGTTGTCTTACCGCGTTGTTATATTGATTAACAGTTTCTTTTGTTTTGTTAACCACTGTTGTAAAGTAATTCTGAGTATCGGTAACTGTTTGTGACATAAAATCAGAATAACTTAATGTACCAGTTTCTCCACTTGCCGTTATAACATTAGTAAGAATTGTACCCACAGTTCCATTATTGTTTTGACCCGCATTAGGTACTGCTTGATTTACTGCCGGTGCTGATACCGTATCTTGTTTCCAAAATTCTTCATCTAATACTTTTAAGAAATCTTCATTAGCAGTAACAGTAGACCTATCGTCATAAATTTCAGTATTTGCGTAGTAATTAAAGGTTAATGCATTTTGTAATCTATCCACTGATTCTTTTAATCCACTACCTCCAACAAAATTGAATCCCATGGTTACATTGGCAATCATTGGTTGTACACCAATACCTTCAGGATTAAGGTCTAATTCCTCATAAGTTAATCCTAATGATGTTGGAATAATTTTAGTGTTATAAAAATCTCCAATTCTTAATACTAAGACTGGTGGCGCTCCAAATGCGGTATTAACAGCATTGTTATATTCTAACACAGGTTTTCCACTTGGGGTACTCTTTTTAATTGTTGGTATTGTATTACCAGGTCTCATACATTGTTGTAAGAAAGTAAGTCTTGTATTCAATCCTTCAGGTGTTGTTGAGTGAAACGCTGGTTGGAAAAATTTCAATTTATCTTTTAAATTGTCATAGACCATTGGTGTTTCTGTTTTAATTGTTTCAAAGTAATCACACTCAGATAACAAATTTCTTAACACTCTCTTGGTAATATTGTCTCTTCTAATTCGTTGTTCAACAACTTCTTCAGTTCTAACTGTAGTTGTTACCACATTTCCAACTAATACCTCAGTATAGTTTGGTGGCGGTGGTAATATTGGGGCAGATAATGTAGATTCGATTTGTGAGATATAAGCTCTTCTACAAGCCATTGAAGGTACAGTATAAATATCTTTTGACCCTGATTGAGTATCTCCTCCTGGTGTATTAACATCCTTATCTCCACAATTATAGGTTTGTCCCGCAGTTTTAACATTATCAGCAGTATATGGTCCTGTATCCGCACTTGCCATAAGTGGTTGAGCGGCAGCTTGATTTTCACCAAACGGTTTTCCTTGTTTAATTAGTAATCTTTTGTTAATAAATGGAGCTGTATTGGGGTCTTCTTCAAAAAACTTAACAAGTGATGCGATTCTTCTTTTAGATAACTCAATATTATAAGTTTGAGTTGCAGGAGCAGAACAACTTGAGTCAATAACAATCGTTACACTACCATCAGGGTATTGTGTAAGTTGATTTTTTAAATCTAACGTCATTCCTGTTAAGACATGATAGTTTGGTGTAACAGCTTTATTAAAGAAGTTACCTAATGCCGCACCGTTATTTTTTTGAGTATATAAATTAACGTTACTTGGACTGGTATATCTAACATACTCTGTTGTGTAGTTTGGTGCAGTGTTTGGTTTTGGGTAATCATTTCCAAAGTACGCACCAATATTTATATACTTTCCAAAATAATCTTTACCTAACGAATTAGATTGAGCAACAACTGTGCCACCTTTATTTGGAGCATCTTTACCTGTTTGAATAGTTTCTTTAATAAATTGAAGTTCTTCTTTTGTCGCCTCTTTAGAAGTTATAACATCTTGTAAGTAAGATAATTCGCCAGGAGGAATTGTATAATATTTTTTAGCAAGTTCATATAGGTCATACTTTCTACAACCAGCAAAGAATGAATCTAAAATACCATCAATCCTAACTTTATTAGTTTCATTGTTTAATACTTTATTAACAATAACATTCAATACAGACGGATGGTCAACAACAATTTTCCATGTTAAAGTTCCACTTCTTTGTGTATTTTTATAAGTGTAAATAGGTTCAGGTCTTCCTAAGAAGTCTGAACTGTTCCAGTTAGCCGATACAGACTCACTAAAGGTCAATCCGTACGGAGGGAACCACATTACTCGTCCACCATTTGGTCCTCTCTCACAGACCGCTAAATCCGATACAGAGTTACCTGGCGCACCTGTTCTCCAAGCCAAATTCTCCAATGAGAACATATATTTTTTGGCGTAACCCGTATTACCCGCTCCGCCTATTATGTTAGTAGAACTATGTCCTCCCTCCATCTTATTTGGAGCAATGTTAAGGTTGTATGTATTATCTAGTACTGAATCAGAGAATCTTCTACCACTAACCGTAATACCATCAACTTTTTGAAGGTCATTATATTGTAGGTAAGGTATGTCTTTGGCAAATACCCTACAGTATTCGGTTCCAACTTCCTGACCAATAGCTCCAGTGTATTTATATACTCTTGAACCCTTAGTCATTTCTTTATACCCGTCGTTAAACACTTTACTCACTTGGTCAATCGCATTACCTACGTGTTGTAATCTTTTACCTCCTTGAGGTTGGCTATCAATTATTCTTTGTGTTTGGTCTAAGATTGAACCTTGTTTAAATGTTCTTTCAGTTGACTCAGTTGAATTGTATGATGATGGTTTAAAGTCTTGGTCCTCATTAACAATCAATCCTCCGATACCAACTGTCTTACCAGCATTACCCTTATACTTAGGTGATACCCACGTAAATCCACCTTCAATACCTCCACCATTTGAATATGTAGGTCCATTAGCTCCTAACTTAATTTCTTTACTTGGTCCTTCATATAGTTGAGCTAACTCAGATGGTCCATAAACAGGAGATTGTTGTTCAATACCATAAGCGTTAACAGGTACCTCACCAGCTGGTGAAAAAACTTGTGAAGGATTAGAACTTATACTACCTACATAGAAATTACTATTATCCGATTGAGTACCTGTAAGTACTCCAGCAGCTCTATCAATAAACGTTCTTGGGAAATTTGGTTTGTATCTGTTGTAATCAATGTTTTTGAATAGTCTTGACCTTTGTCCTGCTCCCATGTTATTAAACATGATTTGAGAACCAGTGTCTCCACCACCCATAAGTCTATTAAAAAATTTACCAACCCCACTACGTCTAAACGCATTGGACATTTGTTGTATTGTCGTCTGTGGTCCTGGATTAGTATTTGGGTCAAAATAAGAACCAGGTATTGTTGAAGTTGGTAATATACTTCCTCCTAATCTTAATGCAAAATTGGCGGCCGCAAGTATTGGGTTTGCGGTAATGGTAATTGTATAGTTTGGTTCAATTAACGGAACATTACCTGTAATGATATTAACCAAATCAGTACCACTATTAACATTTAAAATGTTAGCTCTTCCAATAGTATCTTGTCTAATTTGAGTGGCAATTCTTTGTTCAAACTCATGTCTAAGTGTTTGAGCGCCTAATTTGGCAATAAACGAATCCTGACTTAATAAACCATTACTTCCGCCAGGGTCTTGGGAAAGTAATATTGATAACGGACTATAGTTTGACGGTACAAATGTTGTTGGGTATGGTTGGTTGTTATAATTGTTTGTAGTTTGTGGTTTGTCTAAAGAATTAAAAAATTCAGCACTATCTAATTGTATTTGACCACCATTAGAAAATACGTTAAGTGGTTTCCACTTTTGTGATTCAGGTACTGATTGAGCAACGATATTGGCGTCTTGAAATCCGTATTCACCGTCATTTGATTTGGTATTCATTAACCCTCCTGGGTCAGGAACTTGTTTGTATCCTCCTTCATTACCCCATTGATTAAGAGGAAATAATTTGTTTGCGAAAGATGGCTCATCAATTAATTGGTCAGGACTATCTTGAACTGATGTGTCTGACTGAATGTATTCAGTATTAATAGGTTGCGTAGGTCTGTTAGGGGACTTAGCATAAGGAGTTAAGTTCCTAGTTATAAGTTTCTTTCTAAAACCATCCGAATTTATAAAATCTAAAGGACTTCCCATTAATATCTTTAATTAATAAATAGGTTAAGGACTATTTTTTGTTTATCTCGTTACTGTTTTTCCAGTAGGTGCCTTTGTTGGGTTATTTGGTGTATTAACCTCAATCATATATTGTTTCATATCCGTACTATTCATTTTTTCAATAAGCATTTTGGTAATCTCTTCTTTTTGAGCATTTGTTAAATTTTCCGCTCCTCCATTGAAATTGACATCAATTTTAATCCCTCCTCCAAAATCTACTTGTGATTTCTTTGCTCCACCAAATGGTCCTCCGTTATTACTAACAACGTCTTTAACTTTAGATGATGCGTTTGTACCTTCAATTAAACTTGAAATTGGTCTATTTCCATCACCAGTATTTTTAGTTGTTTGAGTTTTAGTTTCACCTAACATTTGGTCAATAAAACTTCTGGCGTTTCTATCAATTGCATTTTTATCGCCTAACTGTGAACGTGTTTCTTGTAATGTTTTTATAATATTTGCTTGAGCATCCTTACTTAAATCCTGTAATTGAACTCCGGCTTTAGTTAGATAATTTGATAACGCATCTGTTGTTGAAACATCTTTATTTGCAATATCTTTAAATAACGATTTTACGTCGTCAAAAGAGTCGGTCATTGTATCTCTAACTTTTTGTGGTGAACTAAAGTTTTTAGATAATGCGCCAGTTAAACTAGAAGATAGTTTTCTAATGGCTTCTGAACTAGATAAGACATCTTTTTGTGTAACAGCACCACCTAGAACTGCGGCTTTAATTGCGGAAACATTACCTGCAATATCCGCACTAATGGTCATTTGAGATTTTGCAATCTCTTCCATTGTTTTAGGTCCGTTCTTTTGTTCTTCAATAAGTTTATCAAATTCTGGCTGTGTTAAGTCCGCTAATTCTTTTTTAGTTCCATCCTCCAACGTTACTTTGTACTTACCATCTTGCATTGTTGCAATATTTGCCAAATATTGTTTGTCTTCATCACTAGCAATTGTAAGTCCTGCATTATTGATTGCCGACAATCTTTGGTCCAATTCTGCGGCTGCAAGCCCCATTTTACTCATCTCCTTAGCACTAACCCCCGTTTGTTGTTCCATCTCTCTAAGGGTTAATACACCTTGTGGGTTAATCTTGAAAGTTTTTGTTTTTTCGTCAAAATAGGTAAATTGTTTTGCAACATCTGCCAAACTATTTTGAAGTCCTGATGGGTCATTAATCGATTGGTTCATTAATTGGAATGGGTCAGCAAGGGCACCAGCACTAACACCTAATCTTTGGAAAGCCGCTGCCACTTCAATAGCTCCTTCAGGATTTAATACTTTATCCGCAAGTCTAAATGTTTCCCCCATATCAAACCTCAACATTGAAGCTTGAGCTGCCATTTTGGTTAGACCTTGAACTCCTCCCTCAAATTGGTAACGATTCATTTGTTCCATGTTATTTCTAACATCTCCCATCACTTGTTTGGTGTTTCCACCTATACTACGAACATAGTTAACTGAATCCTCTAATTGTTTACCAACTTGTTCAATTCCAACACCAACATTTAAAAACGAATCCGCAATTTCTTTAACACTTCCCCCAATTACTTTAGTAGTTGCATATAACTTTTCAACATCTTCAGTATTGGCGACAACGTTTCTTCTTGAAGCTTCAGCAATTTGACCAATAGTTTCGCCAACAGCACCTAAATCTCCTCCTAATCTAACAATACCAGGAAGAGCGTCGGCAAGAGCAACTTTAACTTCATTAATTCGTTCTCTACTCTGACCAAAGGTATTATTAACTTCACGAGCAACTGAACCAACTCTCTCATACGCATCAATAAAGTCAGCAGCATTAAAACTTGCTGCATTTTTTATGTCATCTGCATATTGTCCTGGGGTCTTTTGGGTTTCGTCTGCCATAATTTTATTCTGTTAGATATTATATAAATACAAAAGGACTGATTTTTCAGTCCTTTTTATTGTCTTCAATCCATTTGTCTAATAAATACTTTCTCATGAAGAGTGGCATAATTAGAAAATCCTGATACGATATGTTTAATAGTGTCGATAAATAGTAATACTCGTCGAGCTGACTTTTCCTATAATCAGAAGAAAGGACGAAAAAAGTCCACCCCAAAACCGACATTAACTGTCAATCTATCTCCTGATGGGGTCATTACTACTCTTGTCATATCCAATCTTGGCTCATTCTCACTCATAAAGTTTCTTATGAATTTTGAATCAGCAATTGGCATCTGCTCTATAAATTTGGCGATTTCGCCTTTATCGGTTGAACCGTTTGCTTCAACAATTTCTTTTTGAAGTCTTAATGTAACTTTTGGAGCCACTCTACCTACAGGGTATGAATCCGCAATTCTTTGGTTTTCTAAAATTTCACCATAAGTCATCGGTTTTAACTTAACCGTTGTTTGTGATTTTGGTAAAGTTGTAATAAATGTACCATCTTCATTTG